CAATCTCTTCTTCACAGAGTCCCCTGTTCTTTTCGAGTAATTGTCGAATTTCAGAGATGATATAAACCTTGGACTTCATTATTTAATAGAAAATGTTTTTCTATTCAAAGAACTCATACACGCATAGAATTCCGGATTCTTTATCACGTTATCTATGATAAGTGACCATCGTTTACGTGCGTTAAATTCTTCGAGTGTATCGTAACTCATAAAATCGTTTTCATCGTATGTCTTTTTTATTGGTTGTCGTAAAGACTTTTTAACATTTGTCTTATGCTTCTCTTCATAAAACTTCTTTATCTGCCCCTGTTGTTCTGAACGACTGTAGTTTACAAAAAAGATGAAAACATTGTATTCCAGATCAACTGTAGGACTTTCTTTATGTATAAACTTAAACTCCGTGTACTGTCCATTCTTTAATGACACGACACCTCGAGTTTCTTCTTCTAGTTCCCTTAGGGCACATCTAATAGGGTTTAAAATTTCTCTTCGTCTGCATCCTCCTGTGACAAATATCCAATCCTTAAATCTTGTATCTCGCACTGTGAGAAACCGTGGTTTCCCATCAGCAAAACTAACGGGTATTGCTATAGCTTTGTACTTTTTCATTGCGCATTCGCAAGTTATAATATGTCGATATGATTATTCGGTCACTTTTTCCTCTGCGACTTCAGGTTCGGGTTCCTTAGCTACCAGCTGGGGAGCCTCGAGTTTCTTGGAAACGTACTCGGAAAAGTCTTTCATATGCTCAACTTCCTGCTTCGTCTTGTTCACCTCCCTGAACAGAAAGAGAAGACCGGCTACACATACCACTGTGGCAACTAGCATCATGGTGTCACGATTAATAGGAATCATTATAGAATATACACTCTTTATCTTTTTAAGTAATTACACCCGCGTTAGTCTGTTGAGGACATGTAGGGCAATCGTACGGGCTATGTGCGAATTGAACGGCTTCGTAATGCGTGGGCTGACAACACTTATCAGTCGAGGGGGAAGGATGCCCAACGAACTTTTCGAGTGTCCTGGATTTAGGATCATACGTCAATACAAAAACGATGGCGAGGAGGAAAATGATCTTCCAATACATTGTTATTAATTAGTTAGAATATAAAAGACCGGCCATACCATTCTCGATACGGAGGACGTTGTAGTTTACGCCGTACACATCAGAGGTGACATTTTGCTTATCACACACGATACGGGCGGAATCAAGGCGGGAAAAGTTGAGAGAGCCAGTAGGCTGGAGCTTACCGCAATCAAGGGAGAATGGGTAGAAGAATAGGGACTTGGGAACCGCGGGGGTAGAGGAGTTGGTTGTGTGGTAGTATAGGGGTACGGTGGTGTAGTTGGGGTCAGCGAACTTGAAGTCGGTGACATCGGTACCGTTAATCTGGAGCTTGAGCTTGTTATCATTGTTGAGGATATCGAGCGCCAAACCGGAACCATCGGTGTGCGCCTTAGCCGAGGCCAGGTACTTGATGGGGTGGTTGAAGTTGAGTTCCTGCATCTTGGAACCGGAAGAGATCGCCTTTTGAACCTGGGTGATGAGAAGGTTCATGGGCTGACTAGCGAACAGCTCACGCTCCTGGGTATCGAGGTAGGCGTAATTCGCGTAGACATCCCATGTATGAGAGGCCGCCGACGCACCCCAAGTGATGCGAAGCTCGACATCATGATATTGGAGGGCGATGAGAGGAAGGGCAGTCTGCCAGTTCTCACAGAAAGCGAAACGGAGAGGGTAGAAACGCTCCGCGGTAGCACCACCATACAGGTTACCAGCGACCGACTTGGAGGAGGAGGTCGCAGAAAGAAGGGGGGCGATGAGACTGGAATAAGTGACATCCTGTTCATCAATAACTTGACCCCCAATTAGGAGTTCCACCTTGGAAATTACATCGGTCCAGTCACCGATGGCCGTGGAAGCGGTGCCACTGTTGGGGGCGAGGTAGACATAGTTGAGCATGTCACCCTTGCGCTCGAAGCGGACGGTGGACATGCCATTGTTGGAGACGTTGCCTTGGATGACTTGACGCTCGACAGTTTGGGAAAAATTAGTGTGACGTTTGTAGGTGGACCTAAAGAAAGACACCTCGGGCTGACCGACGAGGTGCACATCCTGGGCTCCGACGGCTACGAGTTGGGCAATACCACCAGACATTTTATAATATAGTGAGAGTTTATTTTTAAGTGCTGGAAGCACTTTGCTACCGAGTGTTCACTATCACATAAAATGAGATTCGATTACTGGGGAGGTGTAGGCCAATTTACGCTTACTGGAAAGAAATCTTCGTCATACGTAATTCCCGTAGTAGGAAGGTCACGTAATTGACGTCTATAGTCATTCCATTTACCACGTGTTACACCATCCATATAGACATCTGGAGACTGTGTCCAATCCGTTTCCGTTAATTTTTCATTCCTTTTTTTTATGACACCTTTAATATTTTGTCGTTTGAACTTATTTATAGCATCATTTGAATAAAGATCGAACGTGAAGTTTCCATCGGTATCTTCGGTCATGAATTCTTTGAGATTAAACGATTTAATCATCGCAGCTCTTCTCCTGTCTTCTTCTGGTATGGGAATCACGATAAAGTTATCTATGTCATCAGGATCACAAAAATCTCCATCTGCGTGTGTCCAACCATTTTTCGTTCTACGATCTATGATATATCTAGTACGATCAATTGGAATACGAGGGGGTATATTTGAAGTGTCACTCATATATTAATAGAGTGAGTTTATTTTTTAATACTCTCTTCCCTTAATTCCATAATAATAAACCAGTCTGACCGTACACGCACCATAACTTCTACCTTCTCTATTTATTTCTACGTTTAACAGGACGGTATCGTCACCCCGGGCACCGACGCTCATTACGACCCCATCGTCGTCACCACTTGATGTTTCCGAAGTACCATTGATACCCCCAAAGACATTATAATTTCTTGCAAACAGTGACCCTGAATTAGAATTTATACCCGTATGACGAACCTCCATGAAATATGGCATCCACGAAGACGACTTTCGAATTAAAAATCCAATATTGATGTTACCACTACCCGCAACGGTCATTCCTCCCATAGCCACTAGACAGTTATCAGCTCTATGATGGTCAGCTTGACCACCACCGCGTGCATATCCAAGCATTTTATGGAAATTACCTGACATCCCATGAATAGTCGACGATGCGAGTATACTTCCATGAACATCTAAAGTGGCGCGAGGGCCTCCGGTGGTGTTGATCGAATCGTGTAGACCCGCCCCAATTTGTAAGGATGTATCCGCCAAAATCATAGACCGCCCGGTTCGGCCCAACCGGTACAACTTTTTGACCTCCGAGGGTTCGAGGGCGACCGAGTAAATTTTGGGGTTTGAAACCATTCCATTGTACCATTGGGTGCCATTATTTCGACCTATTCTAACTTCTGGATTTGAAGCTAGATTTAAAGCTGCATTAGCCGTGATTCCAGTAGTCGGCGTTTTATATTCACCATCTAAGTAGAATTTCCACGAATCAGTTGAACTTCCACCATCGTATGTTAATACTATATGGTACCACCTATTATCATCGATATCTTCAACCCACGAGCCCCCTGCTGCACCATCTGCATTTAATACCCAACCCGCACCCGAACCAGTATAAAAATATATATTTGCATACGAATAATTCCCCGTTTCTGCACCTACTGTAAATGCAGCCCTCGGAGTTGCATCAACACCATTGATCCAATAGGACTGTGTATGTGCGTACGCACCGGAAGCACCGGTCAGGGTTGCTTTTATATAATTACCACTGGAACTCGGGAAACCAGTAAACGCCTTATCCGCTGCGGAGTAGGTCGCAGCCCCTTGATATACTCCATCGTTTCCTCTACCACTTTTATCCTCGAAGAATTGATTGTTAAATGGGGGGATGGTGGTATCGAAATCCAGCACCAACTTCTCCGGCCTAGGGGTTTCCGTATCCACGTCGTACCGCGAAACGCGGGGAACATCGAGGGACCGCCCTAAGCTCAGCGAACCCTTATCGAGGGTCGTGGGGCCGGGGGTGCCGAAGAAGCGGAGTTCAGTTAAATTGATATTATGATATGTACTACCATTTGGAGCTAAAGACGTGGTTACAAGAGCAAATTCGTTATAATACTCATTTGGATGTGTTACTTG